ACTTAAGGGACTGTCAGATGAAACCGGTATGTTTAATTCCATTACGGATGAGGATATTGAAGCAGGTAAGGGGAAGACCTATTCTGACTACAAGGCAATGCGGGATCCAATGGCAGGGCTGTTAAGTCTTCCGGGAGCCGGCTTCGCAGAGGAGGATGAGTGATGCCAAATCTTATCAGACCTCCGGACGATAAAGACAGGGCAGCCTTTCTCCGCATGCTGTTTCTGCGGACAGAGCAGAGACTCCTGGCGGAAATAAGACGGAAACGTGCCCAGGGATATGTTGAGTATGCCGAGGTGGCAGCGCTTAAGCGCACTCAGAAGATACTGCAGGACATGGTGGACGAAAGCTGGGACTATGTACCGGCTATGATTGAGAAGGTTTTCTATCATTCCGATGCGGCTGCCAGGGGATACGCCAATGCCGCAGGACTGACGATCACGCAGACCAGTGTAGTGGAGCAGCTTGCCAATAATCTGTTAGGCGATATTATAGAGGCTGCCGAAACCGCACAGAAGAGCATCGAGGAAGGTTTTCAGGTTGGCCGGAGAGAAGCAGGGAGCCTAAGAGAAGCGGCCATGAAAAGCGTAGCTGAGGAAAAGGCTGCCGGTTATGGACCGGGGAAAGCTGCGAAGACCATGGCGGGTCAGCTTCAGCAGGAGGGCATCACAGCCTTTGTTGATAAGGCAGGACGTAAGTGGTCCCTGCAGGATTACTGTAACATGGCGACCAGGACAACAGTCAGACAGGCAGAGGTGGCGGCAATTCTGACAGCGGATCCGGATCATGATCTGTATAAGATTGTAAAGATCGGAACTACCTGTCCGATCTGCGCTCCATTAGAAGGCCGGGTGTACAGCCGATCAGGAACTGATCCGGATTACCCACCTTTGACAAAGGCATTTGGGAAGATTGATCCGGCCGGAACTGATGATCTGACGAACACCTACTTAAATATTCATCCGAACTGTCTTCATGCCTTGGTTAAGTACACGACGATTGGAAAGACAGAGAAACAGATTCAGAAGGACAAGGATTTCTCTAGTTTTGAGAAGAACCCGATTACGGTAGATCCGCGAACCAAAAAGCAGATTGCTGCATACAAAGAAAAGGTAAAGAATCGGCAGCAATTGCTCAGTGACTACAAACAGTATGAACGCTATCGGGAGGTGTGCGGGGAAGACGTGCCTAAAACCTTTGAAAAGTTTCGGGATATGAAGTATAATGAAACTGGGAAGTGGAAGCAGACACAGGCTCTGTACCGGAAAACAAACGCGTATAACCGGATTATCGCAAAGGAGCCGGCAATAACAGGAGACCTGAAAGCGATATCAGAGAAGACCGGCGTGAAGATGGCCGGACTGGAGCACCGACTGAAAACGAAAGAATCGTTTCTTCGAAAAGTTAATGCAGACAGTGGAAACAGTCTGGAGGCTGAAAAAATACGGGAAACGATCAGTTCGACGGGGGATGTAATCCGCTATACTTATATAGATCATCCCACATCTCTGGCGGGATCCTATCAGGAGATTACAAGGGCAATGCTGGAGAAGGGATATGAATCGGTAAAGGTGAAAAATTTCTGGACTAATAAGGGAAATCCTTACAATGGGATCAACTGTACATTTAAGACACCAGATGGACAGAGGTTTGAAGTTCAGTTCCACACTCCAGAAAGTTACAGTATCAAAGATGGGATGCATAAGGATTATGAGGCATGGCGTGTACTGGATCCAGTATCTGACAAAGCAAGGGCCCTTAGAAAAAAGATGATGGAGCAGTCCCAGGGAATGGAGATCCCAGCATATATTGAAGAGGTGAAAAATCAATGAATACGGTATATTATCGGATTAAGGATTTAAACATGGTTGGAAAAGAGGAAGACTATGTTCCATATCTATATAAGTCTGGGAAGGGCTGGATCGTGGATCATGATAATATCCTGATGGACAGGATTATGGGGTATGATGAATCAGAAGCGTCAGGATCACCTTATAAGATTGGAAACGACAGTATGATGGATCTCGTGGAGCAGATCAGCGAAAAGGAAGCAGAAAAAATCATATCGGGAATGTAGATACCACTTGTCACTGATGACAGGTGGTTTTTTATTGCGATATCGCAACGGAAAGGAAATAAAGATGTTAGCATATTATGGCTATACCATAAGCCCCAACCAGATTGAAACGGTTGAGGGCTTTTTAATTTGCCGCAATGTGCCCATAGCCCGGACTGGTGAGATGGATTACCTGGAAAGCGAACTGATGCCAGAGGGGAGCAGCTCCAAAATGGTGAAGGTTTTCCGCTCTCCTGATGAGGTTTTTTCAGAGGCCGCATTATCCAGCTTTGAAGGCAAACCGGTTACCGATGAACACCCACCCGAACTTCTCACGCCGGACACATGCAGCCGGTATTCCAGAGGACACGCCCAGAACGTCAGGAAGGGAGACGGGAAGTGGGAAGGATGCGTGGTTGCCGATCTTCATATCCAGGACGAGGAACTGATCCGGGCGATACAAGGGGGCAAGCGGGAGATCAGCTGCGGCTATGAGTGCAGCTATACAGACAATGGAGATGGAACCTATTCACAGCACGATATCCGGGGAAACCATATTGCCGTGGTAACACAGGGGAGAGCCGGGAAGAATGTTGCGATTTTAGATTCAAAAAAGAAAACAGAGGCCATAAGGCCGGAAAGAAATGAAAAAGAACAGCTTGTTTTTTAAGTTATTTGCAAAGGCTGCGAAAGATGCATCACCGGAAGAACTGGAAACGATGGCGGCAGATGCAGCTGCAGCCTTAGACGAGGATCCGGTAGAGAAAGAACCACCGACTGCTTCTGCAAAAGAAGAGACACCAAAAGAAGGGACGCAGGATTCCGCCAGTCTGGACAGTAAGCTGGATATGATCCTGCAGCTCTTAGGTAAGCAGAATGCACCCGAAGCTCCAGAGCATGATTCAGATCCTCTTGATGGACTGATTAAAGAATTAACAGGGGGAAGCGGAGCGCCATCAGGATCTGAGGGAGAATCCAAAGTGATACCGGCCGGCGAATTCGACCAGTCTTCCTGTGCGGCAGACCGTGCGGTTATGGCGGCGGTAGTGAAACAGCTGAGACCAGTGATCGCTGGAATTAAGGACGAAGCTACGAGGAAAACCGTTACGGATTCTCTGGTAGCCTGTATGACGGATCAAAACGCGGTGAGCGACATTGCAAAGATCGCGCAGGCGGCTCAGAAAAATGCCGCACAGCTGGCAGACCAGAAACCGGAGATGGATCTGGAAGCGTATCAGTCAGCCTATGATGCGATGAACCCACACAAACTGAATGGAGGTACGAAGGAATGAAAGGACAGGTTATAGGTAAGAACATGACACACGGCTATGCTGGCGATTATGCCAGGCAGCCAGATATGATTGTAGATACGCACCCGCTGGGAGGCAGTACGGCGGTTAAATTTGGAACACCGCTGGTATATGACAATAACAGTAATGTGGTTTCCTTCGGTGCTTCCAGAACAGCCGTTGATTTTGTAGGAATCGCGTCCCGGGAGTTTAAGAGTGCCACAGCCTATCTGTCACAGTCTGCCGGGGAATACCAGCCGAATGAGGCTGTCAGTGTGTTTAAACGCGGCTGTATTAATGTACTGTGTAATGCAGGATCTCCGAAACTGGGCGGAAAGGTGTATGTACGTACTGCCAAGAACGAGTCGATTCCAACAGGTATTGTGGGAGGATTTGAGGCGACAGAGGATGCAGGAAAAACCGTAGAGCTTACAAACTGTCAGTGGCGCGGTGAAAAAGATGCCAATGGTGTAGCGGAACTCAGAATTTTAACATGTAACAGAGCATAGGAGGAAGCAGATATGGAATTTAAAAATATGGGAACTTATGACGGGGGAGTGATATCTTCTTCTCCCGCGACTGCTATGGCGTCACAGCGTTTTAGAACGATGGATGCTGCGGCAATAGCGAATAATGGTGCATTTTTACAGTCGGAACTGGAGAAGAAAGATAATGTAATCAGGCAGCCGCTTACCAGTTTTACTTACAGCCGTGATCTTCCGATCCGCGTCGGCGGAGGCTGGGCAGAGTTTGTATCGGCCATGAATGTTGATTATGGCGTAACCGGAGGAAGTGAAGACGGCCCGGTGCACGCGGGTGGTGCGAATGGGATCCCCATGGTACAGGCGAACTTTGACAAAGGGTTGTTTAAGACTCATATCTTTTCGGTTGGTATGCGGATTATGTGGGTGGATATGCAGCGCGAGAAACTGACTGGACGCAGTCTGGAGAGTATTCTGCGTGACGGTATCCGCATGACTTATGATAAGCATATGGACGCAAATACCTATGTGGGAATTAAGAGGTATGGTTCTACCGGACTTTTAAATAACCCGAACGTGACAACTGCCAATGCGGCCGCCACGGGAGCTTCCAGTTCCACAAAGTTTAAAGACAAGACCCCGGATCAGATCCTGCAGGATATTAATGATGCGATTCTGGCAGTATGGGCGGCGGCTGAGTATGACCGTGATGCGGTGCCGAACCATATCATTATGCCATATGAGCAGATTAATTACCTGGCAACCACAAAGGTTACGGAGCTGGCAGAGAAGACAATTCTTCAGTTCCTGCTAGATAATAATGTGGCAAAGACGAACGGCAGTGATTTATATATCGGCGGCTGTTCCTGGTGCAAGGGAGCCGGAACCGGAGATACAGACCGTATGCTCGTTTACATCAACAAAGATCGTTATGTTGCAATGGACGAGCTGGCGCCACTCAGCAGGGCCATGACCCAGCCAAATGCTGAGAATGTGTGTTATGACACCGCATACATGGCTAATCTTTCCGAGGTGGAACTGTACTATGAGAATATCATGCGTTATGTTGATGGGATTTAGAGGAGGGCCGGTATATGTTTATTAACAGCAAGAAGAACTTTGAAATCATCGGGGAAGGTGGAAAGCTTATTATTCCCCGCGGCTTTATCGGAAGCATTCCGGATTGGGCGGCTGCACACTGGCTGGTTCAGGCCGCTATCAGTGACGGATCTATTGCAACACCTGAGAGCCAGTCAGACAGGGCGATTGAGGAAGCGGATGAAAGTGCGTCGGCAAAGGCAAATGAGCATGACCAG